AATGACGGTAAAAAGGGGGTTGTCATTTGCATATCTGTGCTTTTTGCATCATTGATTTAACAGGGTTTTCCGGTAATTGTACCAATAATGCTGTGCTCTGGGAGGCACGAGCCGGAAAATTGAAAAATCTAAGTGGCGAGGTGGCGTGCTGATTAGGTTTTGCTGCACTGCAACATGCCAGTGGCATGGAAATGAGTGTTGCAGACGGGTAGTGCCTCTCAAACCCTATATATTATATATTTATTATTATTATTATAGGGTGAAAGCCAGCATTCTCCATTGGTGGAGGGGGGTAACCGGCACCTGGGTAAATTGCACACCGCACTTATTGGCGTTTCCGCACCAAACTGGTGCATAAGCGGGGTAAAACGCACCCCGCTGCTTTGTGCATATTACTCTGACCCAATAACCCTGGAGTTTCAAGGCGATTGGGTCAGCCTCCACGTGGAGGCTGCCATCTATAGTCGCGTAAGTGCCACTGTACAACCCAGCTGTTGTACATTTGTGTGGCCAGTCTGAGATCATACTACTGGTATAAGTAGCGCAGCGGCAGTACCCCAATTGGCACTGCTCGCACCAAGCATACCCACTACCCTGCTTGGTGCGCCAACCGCTGCGCTGTCCGGCAATCAACCGGGCTTAGGTTATCTCACTCACGGACCCACACCGGGCGCCTGGGGCCGGCGAACCCGATACTGCATTCGTAGGATGAGAATTTGACACACCAACCATGCTTGCGCATGGCGAGCGCCCGGCGAACTTCAGCCAGACGGACGGTGTGCTTCGTTGGGAGCTGCTTACACGACATGCGTGCCTCCTAGACTCGTTGCGCGCCCCCTGTGGCGCGTTGCAGTGCTGCGGGTAGGGTAAGCCTCAAGCGCACCCAAAACGTGGCGCTTGGCCTCTCAGTTCCTGCGTGGGCTTACCTCTAAGTACCCTCGATGTGAAGGAACTTAGAGGTAAGGGGCTTTCGCCCCTTTGGTGGTTACGCTGCGAGTACGACCAACGCCGTGCGGGCGCGCATTTCGAGTAGTGCGGCGCGCAGGGCCGCACCTTCGTTGGCGGTCAAGGCGAAGGTTTCGCCATCAACGACAAGTTCATCGTCAGCAACTTGCCGGCACTCGCCTTCGATGGCGTTGTTGGCGACGAGCACCATTTCGCGCGCTTGGCGGGCGATCTCAATATCTTCGACCTTGCGAGCGCTGGCCGCATCGTGATCGGATGCAGCGCGAGCTGCCTGAGCGGCTTCGACGGCTTTGCGTGCCGCAGTGACTTCAGCGCGCGCTGCACGCTGCTCCTTGGCGATGGCGCGCCTCTGTGCTTGATCGGCGAATACCATCGCGGTCAGCGCATCGGCGCGCATTTCGGCCATGGTGGCGGTCATGGTGGTGTCGCGCTTCCCGAAGGGGATTTTCTTAAATCCGTCCTTGATCCATCCGGGAACGCCGGTACTCGCAGCGATTTCAGCCGCAGGATTTTTGTTTCCATGGCAGTTGTACTGCATGATGACATACGCGGCCGTATCGGAAAACAGCTTGCGAACCATATCGTCCAGCTTGCTGAAATTAGCAAGGTTACGGGCAAATTGTGCTTTTGTAAGCATGGTATTTCTCCTTAACTAAGTAGCATCCTTGCGGACGCGGACAAAAACCCGCACTTTTTCCGGTGCGGGATGTTCAATGAAGGCGCATTCGTCGCCGCGGTTCAACCCACGGCGAGCAACGTCACTGGGGCGCTGCGACGACCGCTTGCGCTCAGGGTTGATGCGCGCTGCGCCCGATGGCGCTGTGCAACCAAAAAAGTTCATAACCTTCTCCTGTTAAGCCTTTTAGATAACACTCGTTGGAATGCCATCTAAAAGGCCCGCATTTACGAGAGAAGATTGCACAAAGGTCGCTAGTCTTTGTCTCGCCCCGACACCGTGCGCAAAGCACGCTGAGCGATTCTCTCGCAATGCGACGAATTGTTTGGCTCACAAAAGAGCCGCACGCCTCGCGCCCGACGCTACTCCGCCGTTGAGGCTTGGGTTCTGAGCCAGCCTCGTGGCGAAGCCCATACTTCCACTTATGGCTTGCGGTTAAGGCACCCCCACCCCCAGGGGGGTACGCCCATGCGGCCCACCCCCACCCCCACCCCTGGCACCCCTTTACGTACTCCGTGCACCTCGCCCCCCAATTCCCAAGTTATGACATTGGCATATATACCCCACCAGCCCCGCGCCCCCACTACCGCACTCCCAAACAAACCTGCTAACATGTGCGCATGACTAAAAAATCCTCCCCCCGCTGGTTGGAGCGTTGCCTGCTAAAAGGCCCGTTCCTCACGCTCTGCACAACGCCCAAAGCATACCATCGTGCATGCAAATATTTGGGAGGGGCAAAAAACGCCCGACCACAGTTCCTGCTTCATCCGCGCAACGGAGCCACGGTGCACTTCTTCGAGTCAGAGAAAGAGGCCTACCCCGCGGCTATCGTGTGTATCAAAGCTGGAGGAGGCAACTCCCCGGAGCAAGTTGCTGCTCTACTGGTGCATGAGGCCGTGCATATTTGGCAGCACACCAAAGAGTGGCACAACGAAACCTGCCCTGGTAAAGAGTTGGAAGCCTATGGCATACAAGCTATTGCCCAGGCACTGATAACAGAGTACGCACGGCAGACCACACCCAAGAAATGACCACCGAAGCCCAAAACCCCGCAGTCACGCGGCACACCGCCGTACCCCCAGCCCTCATCGAGGCGGTGGCGAAAGACGCGTCCGCCGCACAGCCGGCCATTCGCGCCATGGCGCTTGTGCAGATTACGGAGCTGCATGGGATGCGGAACCTGCTGACGCCAGTACAGCGCATGCAGCTGGCGGAGGTCAGTGCGAAGCTGGGTGACATGGTCCCCAGGCAGGCCGGGCAGAACATGGCAGACACCGGATTCTCCATCACGATCAACATCCCGCAGGTAGGGACGCAACCTGGAAGAGTCATCGACTCTGTGCCGATGAGGGGGATAAAAGATGCCACAGATGCGTAAACCGAGAGTGTTGCTCTCTGAACCAGGGGTGTACATGATCCGGTGCCTGCTCGATAAACGATCATACGTTGGGTCGAGCAAAAGCATAAAGCGCCGGTTACAGCGGCACGTCTGCGCTCTGCGTGGAGGAACCCACCACTCCGTGCATTTGCAGCGTGCATGGGACAAATATGGTGAGGACGCCTTTGAAGTGTTCGCCTTGGGGTACTACCCTATTGAATCTCTGCGTGAAGAGGAGCAATGGTGGCTGGATAACACGAAAGCGATGTTCAACGGAAGCCGCATTGCCTACCGGGTCGAGCATTCGGTAGAGGTCAGGGCAAAAATCAGTGTAAAAGTACGCGCAAAGTGTCAGGACCCAGCCCACATTGCCAAGCTCTCGCAAGCGCAGAAGGGGAAAGTGGGGACAAACAAGGGAGAAAAGCTATCAGAATCTGTAAAAGACATTCTGCGGGCAGCCTCGTGGCGTAAAAACCGCGTACACGAAGCCTTTGGGCGTTTGTGGTGCCTAAAAGAGATTGCTCTTGAGTATGGAGTGCATTATGGGATGCTGAAATCCCGAGTACATGCTGGTTGGCCACTGGAAGATGCTGTTTTGCGCCCAAAACGCAAAGGTGGTTTGTGATGGAGGGGCTGGTATACAACCCACCAGTGTCGTTAGTGCCTTTTTTGCTGTCGGATAAGTTCTCTGACTTCGTTGTCGGACCTGTTGGGTCAGGAAAGACAACTGCGGCGATCATGAAGATAGCCAGGGAAGCGCAACGAGTAGCGCCGTGCCGTGACGGAATACGTAGGTCACGTACTGTTGTCGTTCGCAATACAACAGAGCAGCTACGGGACACCACAATACCGGATTTTCTTTTTTGGTATCCAGATGGCGTGGCGGGAAGTTACCAAAAGACCGACAAGAAATTCATCCTGCGTTTTGGAGATGTGGAAGCGGAGGTGCTTTTTCGTGGGTTGGACGACTCGAACGATGTTCGTAGGCTGTTGTCCCTGCAGCTTACTTTTGGTTTCATGGATGAGTTTCGAGAAATCCACCCGGATGTGTACAACGCCCTCACAGGGCGACTTGGGCGGTTTCCAAGCAAAGCAATGAACGGGGTAGGCGCGTGTGACGATAACGGCGTTTCAGTAGATAAGGTTTGGGGGTCAACAAATCCTCCAGATGATGCTTCGTTTTGGGGTGAGCTGTTGGAGAACCCCCCAAGCAACTGCCATGTGACTATTCAGCCGTCAGGGCTATCCCCAGAAGCAGATTGGATACAGTATCTGAAGACTGGGTACTACACCAACCTGATGGAAGGTAAATCGGCTGAGTGGATCGACGTGTATATCCACGCCAAGTTCGGCAAGTCGCTCGCCGGCCGCCCGGTGTTCCGCTGCTTCAACAAAGACCTCCACGTCGCGAAGACACCGCTGCTGGTGCAGGCGACACCGGTGATTATCGGGGTGGATGCCGGACTGAACCCCACGGCGGTGCTCACCCAACAGGCGTACGACAGCCGCGTGCTGGTCCTGGACGCGATCACTGGCGCTGAGGGCGGCATGGGGGCGGTACGGTTCATCCGGGAGCGGCTGAAACCACTGATCACGAACAAGTACATGGGGCGCGAGGTGATCATCATCATCGACCCCGCGGCGTTTCAGCGGGCGCAGACGGACGAGCGCTCCGTGGCGGACGTGTTCCGGGCAGAAGGGTTCGTGGTCAAGGCGGCCAGGACCAACTCCATCTCCGCGCGCCTCTCGGCCGGGGAGGACATCATGACCCGCA